GACACCCACCAGCTTGCCCTCCTCAATCTGGAGGTCACACCAGCCATAGGTCGCCCACACCGCGTCATGGAGGTGGGCGGGCACCTCTATGTAGCCCTCCAGCCAGCAGGCGCGCCGCCCGCTCTGGCTCTGGATCGGGTGCTGGCCGGTTTCCAGCGGGTCAATTTGGATGATTGTCATACTTTCTACCCCTTTTTAACCAAATGCGATATATTTGTATTTTGCGTTAGTTCTGTTAAAAGTCCCGTTAGTGGTATATATAGTAAGTCTATTTCCACTCCAAGATACAATTAAACGTGATCCACTAGATCCATCAAAGAAGTATAAAGAGTCAGATTCTGGAGCAACTACCGAGAAATATTCGTCTATACCACCAACATAATTTAGCTGAAAAATAAAAACAGAAAGAGGACTAAATGGGAAATTTATATTCAGTGCGTTTTCATTTGTTCCCACATAGGTCCCCGTGACAACCCTCGCCCCCGCGCGCTCATCCACGTACTGCTTATTAGCGGCACTATTGGATGCCGTTGGCGCGGACAACCCTATCAGCTCAACTGTTCCGCCAACCGAGCCGCCACTTGACCCGCCGGAAGCATTAGCCACCAATTCAAGCCGACTTGCAGATGTGGGAGATAGTTTTATCGAATCGCCGCCATATCCAAATTTAATTCCTGATCTAATTTCGAGAACGCCCTCAATTGTCCCTCCGCTCAGCGGCAGGAATGGAGCACTTTGCATACCAGCCAGAGCGGTGTTAAACTCCTCTTCGGTTCCGGTATATCCTTTCTCTTTTGCCGCCTGATAGGCGGATTTTCCAGGTGCACCATCCTTGCCGTCTGCTCCTGGAGCTCCGTCCTTACCGGGCAGGCCGAGACCGGCAACTTTTTTCCCGTTTACAATGATAGCCATGTGCTACACCTCCACCCATTGCCACATGCCGGGACTGTCGGGCGGCCATGTGCAGGGAATCATGTCCCCGCCCTCGGCCACCTTGTAGACCTTCCCGTTGTAGCTGTAGTGCTTGCCCGCATAACAGTCCATGCCGTACACCCACGGGATGGGGTCGTCCGCTGTGCCCGCGTGCTCCCGGTCAATGGGCCGGTAGATGGCGAGCATGCCGTCGTCGTGCGGGGGCATCTCCGCCTGTGGCGTTACCGCCTGCACCACCCGGTAGAGCTGGCCGCCGTCGTTGAGGATACGGCCCGCCGGGAGCTCCTCTCCTGCCTCCAAAACAGTCTCCCACGCCGGAAACAGATCGGGCATGTCCAGGGCGTAGGTGTCCGGTATGGCCACGCTGGTGGCCGCGTAGGCCCTCATAGCGGCGGCGTACTGTGACTGCATGTTTGGCGCTGACGGTTGGGGAGCTGGCTCTGGGACTGGCTTGTTGGTCAGGGTCAGCAGCGTACCAGCGTAGGTCTGCTGGGTATAGTTCCCTGCATCATCCTCTGACAAAAGAAACCCATCATCCCGGTACATCTGGATTTTGCCTGTCACCTCTCCGGGCGATGGCTTGACCGAAAGATATTTGATGGTATCCTCTGTCACAACCCGGCGGGAGACACTGTATTGCTTTTCGCCGATTTTTAAGTACATGTTACCTCCTAGAAGCAGAAGCAGAAGGGGACTCCATACGAGTTAATGGGGTTTGTGCCTCCAATCCCTCCATTGATGCCTATAAGGCAAATGATATCCGATCTTGTAGCGTTTGGAGAGCGAGTCCACCATGCGTTTAAATTACCATTTATATTTTTTGCTGTCCTGTTTCCTATCATGTAGTAGTCATACTGGGTGCCCTCTCCGGCGAAAGAGTATTGGGTATATCCAAAAACATCGACTTCAGATGGCAAGAATAAGTCATCACTGGTGGTCACAATGATTGGGCTCTGATTCCCTGCGCTGGTCAGTTTGTTAACTGCTCTTATCCCCGCCTGAACCTCCGCCGGAAGCAGGGCTTTCAACGCGGGCATGGTCTGCGTCCTCATCTGGCAATCCCGCCAGCCGCCCGCATTGGTGTTGCTGCTGTTCATCTGGTAGGTGGTATCGTAGCAGTCGTGCATCTGGAAGGTCAGCGGTGCTTTGCCCGTCCCGTCTGACAGATCATCGTGGTTCTTCCCGATGATGTCGATACGGTATGCCTTGCCGCCGATGTCCATGTCCTTGTAGCAGGAGCCATCAGCTACCCAGGTGTCCGGCACCTCATTGGCGTGGCATGCCTCGATGATAGCGGCCCAGTCATTGTTTGCAAACACAGGGTCATATGTTTTGTTGGAGGGTAGCCCTCTCGACATGAAGAACACCATCAGGCCGACACCTCCTTTTTGGTAAATTGGAAGTCGTAAGGAAGGATCAAAGCGGGGCGGATGCCTGCGTCAGTGTTTGCTCTCCAGATGCTGCTGTCACCGTTAGTTCGGGTATACCACACGTAGTTGGCATCGTTGGTGTACGGAGAGCGGAGCCACCAGTTTTCAGCATTACCATTTCGATTTGCAACCCGTTTGCTGTTGGCTAATGAATTTGTGCCGGACTCGAAGTAGGTCAGTTTTGCACCATCTACAGGGAAGTATGGGCTCGTAATGGTGCTCCATCCGACTTCATAGCCGGACAGCAGAAAAATCTTGCAAGACAGCCCATTTGCTCCGGTGCTGTCTGTTCCTCCTATTCCGCCTTCCTGCCGATACGGGATTTTAACCTGCTTGAGGGCCGACTTAATGTTAGAATCGTACTTCAAAAGCATTGTGCCGTTTAGCCAGCTCTGGATATCGGATTGCTCCAGGTTGTTGACTTCTCCGGAATCCCATATCCGATTTTCAGAAATGTCTTTCCTCAATAGCCATGTCCCTTCGCAGGACGCATCATAAAGAGGGCTGTCCTCCGGTATCCCCTGGTTAACCACCAGATAGTCCACCGGGGTTCCTTTCTCGTTGAGCCGCACAATCTTTCCGACCTCAAGGTCGCCCGCAGAAATACCGCTTGAAGCAGGAACAAAAAAGCGCGATACATATACCATCAGGACACCTCTGATTTTAGGAATTTAAAGTCGTAAGGGAGGATTAAGGCGGGGCGGATACCGTAGGAATTATAGGAATAGCCATTACCATAACTTCCATCAACGGAGATGTACCAATTACCAACATTATTCGCATTTGATGGAGAACGTGTCCAGTAAAGCCCATTCGTCATGTTGAATTTCGCAATTCTTTTGCTCCTAGCATCAGCGCCATCACCATCAATAAAGTAAGATAGTTTTGCTCCATCTATTGGGAGGTATGAGGACAGGCTGTTATTTAATCCAATTTCATATCCGCTTATTGGAAATACTCGGCATTGCAGACCGTTTTCTCCGCTGTTAACTGTAGCAGAACCATTCCAAACACAATACGGCACTTTCACAGTTTTAATGGCTGCTTGAACTGGCAAATCGTAGTCCTTCATATATCCAGACATAGTGCTCAAAATGCTGGAACCAGGAAGCGCATTTCCTCCACCAGAGTTAAACGGTCCCATCTCACGGATGTCCTTCCGTAGCAACCATGTCCCCTCACACGATGCATCATATAGATTGGACGGTATGCCCTGATGTACTACCAGATAGTCAATCGGGACCCCGCTTTCATTTAGATGTACTACCTGTCCTATCTCCAAATCACCAGCAGAGATCCCCATATCCCCAGTTGGGCCGCCCCTATGCAAGAACACCATCATCCCACCCCCACATTGACCGGGATGTTGACGGCCGGGGCCTCTGCCGCGTAAAAGGTCAGTGTCCCAGCTCCCTGCACGGCGTTCTGCGCTGATGGCCCCATCCAGGCGTTCAGCGCCTCTGCGTCCGCGTCCAAATCTGTACCACTCAGCGCTACGTCTACACTCACTACCGCTGTGTCTGCCGCCACAATGGAGCAGGAAACCGTCTGGCTGTACCTTCCGTTCCCACCTTGCGTCCACCCGCTGGACAGCAGAGTAATTGTGGTGCTCTTGGCCGGATCTCCTTTGCTGTTCCAAGCGCTTTTTTCTGTATCGCTTACTGTTCTGTGGCTTTCGTCTGTTGGTAGGTCTGCCAGCTTTGTACTGTTGGGTAAAGCCCCAACCATATTAGCCGTGTAATCCCCCTCCTGGGGGACAACTGCACCAGATCGTCCGTTGAAGGTGATCACACCGCTGCTACCTCTGCCCGCCAGCTCGTCGATCGCCCCCTGCACGTTTGTAGCCTCCAGGCCGCTACCCGTGTTGCTGTAGCCCACCTGTTCGGCGGAGAGGTCGCCGCCCTCTCCGTCTTCGGTTACTTCGATGGTGTACGGCCCTTCGCCCAGGCTCTCCCCCATCTGCATCGTGCCGCCGCCGGGGATTGAGAGCCAGGGCGCAGCCGTGGCGATAGCGGCTAACTGGGCGGCGTACTGCTCCAGTGTGGTGCCCTCCGGGGGTTCTATGCCCATAGCCTGTAGTGACGCTGCGATACTTGCCTTAGCAGCGGACAGTCGGTCAATTTCTCCCTGGATACTCATGTCACACCTCCCGTCAAATGGCCGCCAGGGCCTCCTCAATGTCGCCCGTCAGGCTCACCGAGCCTCCGGTGGTGTAACCAGCAGGGACGGCAAAGGAGGTTGTGGTCAAGCCGTCAATCTCCCCGGATACTGCCCCATTGTTTGCCATTGAGCCAGTGACCTTCGCGCCTTTTGCGTAAGCGGTCTTGCCATTAAGGATATCCCCGGCAACCGCTGTGCCGTCAGAGGTGTCCACATAAGCCTCCGGGATGGCCGCTACCTCAACGGACGTGAGCACCTTCCCGTCCGTAGGCTCTACCGTTTGGACAGACTTGTTGGGCGTAACACTCTTCGTCTCCGGGGTGATCTGCACCTTTCCCGTCCCGCTGTGATACCCCTTCGGGATGGTGTAAGACAGTTTTTCCGGGGTCAGTGTTTCAGTTGCCGCCCCGTTGTTTGGCATGGTACCTGTGGTGGTCTTGCCTGCCTTGTCCACAAACACCTTGCCAGTCAATACGTCAGCGGCGGTAGCCGTAACGGCGGATACGTCCTGGTAGTTCCCGGGGATGGCGGCTACTGTCACATCGGACAGGCCATAATAGCCGGGGTCGGGCGTCACATTCTGCTGGGACTTGGTTGGCGTGACAGTCTTGCTCTGGAGGTTATAGTTTCCGCCGCCGGACACCCCAGAAACCGTTCCGCTTCCGTTGTGGTAGCCTTTGGGGATGGTATATGTATCGCCCTCTTGGACGGTGGCAGATACCGCGCCTCTGTTCTCGATTGCCTCAATCTCTGCGGCCAGCTTGGTCAGATCGTCCGTGCCTGTGCCAATACCCAGTTCAACGGCCTTTGACCTGATAGCGTTCCGCGCTGTTTGGATTCTGCTGATTTCAGTTGCTACACTCATGCTTTCCCACCTTTCAAATTGTCCCTAACAGGATTTCGATATTGCCTACCGTCTCCTGGACCGCTGCTGCGGTAATGGGGAGCGTATTATCACCTTCGTCAAAGCCGTTTACTGTGTCCACAGATAACGTCCTTGTGTCTCTGTCCAGCTTTAGCCCGTGCCCGATGTTGTAGGATGTACCTCCTCCACCCTCCGGTAAAGGGATATCCGACGCCTCATACTGGCCACTGTCTGGGTTCCAAATCTCCCAAAATCCATCCAGGCCGGGCCTCGGGGGATGCTGGTTCAGCTCTGTGATACGCTCCTCCATCTGCTCAAATTCGGAGGGCAGGGGAGGCGGGAAAGCATCTACAGCGTTAATGGAGTCATGGACCGTTGCGTAGAATATATTACTGTGCCGCACCTGCTCCCCGAGTGTACCCCTGACCTGCATTAAATACTGGCCGTCATCAGCCAGCATGGAGGCCGTCAGCAAGGCGGAGTATACTTGCCCGACGCGCTGGAGCTGGATAATATTCTTCTGACCATCCTTCTCCACATCCACCTTTAAGTCCCACTCGTCTGGGAGGTCGGTGGAGATTTCGAAGGCTACAGCCCCATTGTCGCCCTCAAACCCGAGGCAAAATTTAGGCGGGGTGCAGATGTACCAATTTGTCATGCTGAGCATTATGTCCCGCCCCCATCCATAGCGGCCACCTTGTCCAGAAGGGCATCGATCTCCTCACCGCTGTATTTGCTGGTGTAGTATTCGGTTGGTTCTTCTGCCGCTTCTCTGGATGATAATTCCCGCTCAAGTGCCGCTACACGCTCCTCCAGAGTCAGTTCCATTTTCTCACCTCACACAATTAGCCGACGGCCAAGCTTGTCCAGAACAACGCGGCCATTTTTATCTTTCACTGGGCCGGAGACTATCTTTTGGGGAACGCCATAATACAAAATAATGCATCCATCCATTGAGCTTCCCCCGTTTCCTCCTGCTCCACCAGTTACAACTGAAGCCTTTTTTACAAAAATGTCGGCATCGCACCGAACAGTAAGATCTTCTGTTTTACTGTCTCCGCCTGCACGATTAGACCATTTTCGTTTATTGGTTACTGAAAGTCTTACCGATCCACATACTCCAGCGCCGCCACCACCGCTTCCACCGCTTCCGCCTGAACCATACGATGATGCATTCTCTCCATCTTTACCTTTTCCACCGCTTCCACCTCCATGTTGATATGCCTCCCCCTCTGCGTCTGCTCCATTAGATGAGCCTGCGCCAGAGCTTGGCCCTTTAAAATTTACATTGGCTTTGGTGGCTATTATTGCAGGGCCACCATTTTCTCCGTTTCCTCCTGCGCCACCGCCTCCCGCACCACCACAATCTGCCTCACAATTTGCCTCTGCATTAAACCAAAGAGTATTAATATTGCTTCCTGAGAATGTTTTTCTGTCAGAGTATTCTCTCTGGCTTATTCCTTCTCCGCCTTTTGCAGATCCAGCATCCTTGCCAGGCTCACCAGGGCCTCCACCATCTCCTCCATCCATTCCATCTTTTCCTGCTAAAGCATATGTTTCTCCTGTAACTGTATCAACATATCCAAGGTTATTTCGATTCCCACTGACAGACGAAAGCAATCCAAATGTTGTGACACTTTCCCCTCCATAGCCAGTTGCTTTGCCACAAGAATACGCTATTTTTTGACCGCCCACGACATCGAGCGATGACTGGAAAATTCTACCTCCAAGGCCACCAAGACCTTTCTTTCCACCTTTCCCTTCCGATTGGCTTCCAAGCGATACTGATGCTGTAGTCGAAACAAATGTATTTTCAGGTACAGAACTAGTGTTACTAGAGTAATCGCTAGCAGCTCTGGCAATATTACCAGATTCTCCATTCCCTCCGGGTTGGCCGCTTTGCCCACCATCAATCAAAACTGCTCTTACATATGTTGTCCCTTCAGGAACAGTCCACTCGCCTGCGCCTGTAAGAACTACACGGTTTTCGAGTAATTCAGTTTCCTCTATTTTTAATGGTACATATCCAACAAGCATCTCCGAACTTGATTTTAATGTGTTTGAGATGGTAATGTCTTCTTTTTCAATGCAAGCCGTAACTGGCTCTTTGTTATATGGGTCCCACGTTAACACACGGTTCCCCGTTGACTCCCCATTATAAACAACTGGTGCGTGGATAGATTGGGCATGCTTATAGTAATTTTTCATTCGATCCGCAACAGCCGCAGAGTTTGTGAGCGATACCAACGTAGCATTTTCGACCTTCTTTACATTTGGCTCTTTGGCTGAAACAATATCACGTATGATTTGGCTCTTGTTGTGCGTATACTTTGTTCCAGTAAGCTTCCCAGACCCAGATGTTAGTTTCGCGTAATTGGCCCCACTCTCTAAAATAGTAAAGCCAGATGCAGACAGGTCAAACACAGGGTCATCAAATGTAACAATTTTCCCTTCTTCTACAGACCCTTCAAAAAGTGTAGATGACTCACCAGATTTTATATATTGATGTTCCGTAACAATTACTTGGGTTACTTTGGCCGCGTTAGTGACGCTCGGGCCCTGATACATTCGGTCTAAACCAAGGTTCCCGCTAATTCCATCCCAAAGGGCCGCAATCCGAAGAACTCCATTTAGATCAGTTCGAATAGTTGCGCCAATTGCAAATAGAACCTGTGACAAGTTATCCCTTGCCGTAGCGATAGGTAACCAACCATACAATTTTATGTCTGCTAAATTTGTTTTTATCTCGTATGGTATTGTGCCGCATATGGAAGCAAGAAGTTCGGATGCAGTCTCGCCAGAGTAGATTCCTCCATAATGC